ATGGTGGATAAAGAACTCAGGGAAAAAGGTGTTCGTTTGCACTTGAGTTATAGAAAAGCTCCGTCAAATCAAAGCAAGATGGCTAGAATTATTCAACATGCTCCTGATATTAAGAAGTTTTATTTTTTAGATAAAAAACACAGAACAAAAGAGTATGCGGCTTTTATGAAGGAGTTGACCTCTTTCCTTCAAACGGGTAAGAATAAAAACGATGATGCGCCGGATTCCTTGGCTCTTTTTTCTTCAATAATCAATAGAGGGTATGGTAAAGTGGAACCGATTCCGAGGCCGTTTTAACCGATCATAGAAATTATTGACAAAAGGGAAATTTTGTAGTATATTATAGTTAACCTTAGAAGATTTCTTTTCAAAGCATGATTGCTTGGGGGCGAAAGCCCCGGACGCGATCATGCTTTCTCTTTTTTCGGGTCAAGGGGGTAATTCTGATTGCGAAGTGATTACGATTTATTGATTTA